CCAAGATTTTACTTTATCCCATAACAGATAGCCCCATGATCCCTCATGTAGCATGTTATTGTCAACAGTTACGATATCATGATGTGCATCAAAGTTAACAACTTCCAGTTCTTCTTCATCTTTTAAGAATTGATATATGTCATGATGATCTAAAATAAACACTACCTGAGGATCTAATGTTAAGGATTGTTTGAATACTCTTTCAATAAATTCAAATGAACCTTTGTTAAAGTTAAGTTTATTGGTGTCCATTCTGTATTCAACATTTCTCCAATAATCCCAACTGTTGTGAGATTCCTTGAACCAAGGCATTAAATCATTATCGAATCTTTCGTTGTGAAAATCTTCAACAATAAAATCTATATCAATACTTAATACCTTCATATTGGTAATTTAGCCTCATCATCATGAACAAGATGAACTTTAACTGCATCTTCTTTTATTTTTTGTTTAAGTACTTGGTTTCTGCTTATCAGTGTTGCAACTGATTCGGGTTCTAACTCATTAACAATCATAAAGTCTTCCACAGCATCAAGATAACTTACTGCTCCTTTAGATTTTTCTACTTTTTCAGTTATGAGCTTATTAAACTCACTTACTGTTAATAAGTTTGGGTTTGCCATTTACTATTTCCCATTCAAAATTATATAGCATCTTTCTATACTTCCTGTAGGGATCCTCGTTTCTGTCACGTACGTGTTGTACTGTTTGTTTAAAATTATGTCTTACTTCTGGATCTTGAAAAATGTAATCAGCTCTTCTTAAAGGAGTTGTCACATTCATAACATTTTCACTTAGAAGTTCATGATCATAATTATCTTCTGGTCTTCCAATACCTAAAAAGAATTCACTATCACCATGTCTTACTCTTTGAAATTCTTGATCGTATCCTCCTGTCGACCAAAAACATTTTCTAGTCATTAGATGTGTATTAGGATGACATCTTACTTTATACAGTTTTTTAGGATCGACTATTTCGTATCCAGCCTCTTCATCTGTCTGTTCGTTATTTTCTAATGATACTAAAAACGGATAAAATTTATTTTGATCTAACTCTTTTGTCATTATGTCTTCAAATAGTTCATCAGAAAAATGACAGTCTGCATCATGCAAAAGCACCCAATCAGTCTTAGCATATTGTACACCTAAGTTTCTACATCCATGACTATTAAAGCCAAAATCTTTTGTTATTTGTATTCCAGTTAGATTAAAGTGTTCATCATATTGACTGATAGCATCTGTAAAGAAACTTTCTGGATGACCATCATTTATACATATTACGTTTAAAGGTATCTTATACTTCTCACTTCTTTCTTTAAACTTATTCAAATGAGCAAACAAATGATTGTACTGACCATACCACGTAAATATAAACGTGATATCATTGTACTTTGCTGATCCTTTATTAGCTCTCATTAATCATTTCCGCATAATACTTAGACCACAAATCACTATACATAGTGCTCTCATAACCATCGAACCAAGGACCACCATCAGTGTAATGAATTGCATTCGGTGATTTAAGATGATAATAATCATCCAAACAATTCCATTCCATTGGAAGTGATCCAATGTCCTCATCATCTAGCCACCTAAGTTGATGGAAATCTAGTCCCGGTCTATGGTTATTAAGATATTCTGGTGTTAATATTTTGTTCTTAGGATGTTCATTATTGAATACGATAAAACTAGCCCAGTTTTTTCTGTAAGCTCTGTGTTGTGGGATCCCATCCATTTTTAATTGACTGTTAGGAATATATCCTGGGTGTTGTACTACACTTACTGCCTTTTGTGGATCAACATCTATTAACACATCAGATGGATCAACTAGAAAAAGAAAGTCGCAGTCACAAAATATACTGTATCCTGTGAATTTGCTGAGATATGGAACCCAAAATCTAGTGAAAGTGAAGTCAGTAGATTGTGGCTCTCCCCAATCTCTGTTGTATTCCATGATCTCTTTAGAATATAGTTTGTGTACAAGTGGTTCTCCTTTTACTAGTGAGTTTCTTTCTATTGAGTATTTGCATACATTGTATGCATCCTGTTCTCTAGGATCGTAGCCTATAAAAATTTGGAATTGTGAGATATTCATTTAGTTCCTCTATCGTTTGATCTCTTTTTGTTAAACTCTCTTCAGCATATCCAGCTAAGTTAGTTATCTCTATATCACTCCAGTATTGTTCTGTGTGTGCCCAAGGAAAACTTCCTTTTGTTAATTTTCCTTTGCTAAACATGATTAAAGGACATCCTATCCATCTTGCAAGCCACATTGCACTACCATGATATCCTAAAGCAAATTTACACCTTTGAAATATTTTACTTGCCTCGCTTATCGGGGTTCCGTAATCTACTTCTTTAATTCTATAACCTTGTTTAGATAATATTGATAGCACGGTAGTCCATGCATTACCTCCTGGTGTGTATCCAATAGGATCCTTCCACATCTTCCCAGGTGCATATTCACTAAACTGTTTTTTATTTTTTAATGTAGTGACAACAGCTATAAAATCACCTGCTCCATGCCACCCATTAGTTCTTGAAAATCCAACATTATGCATAGGTGATCTATCATCATAATTAGTATGATTGTCATTCATCTTGTGCTCATAATGTTGATTAACATTGACTTGAAAGTTGTGAGTCACTCTATGATTGTCAGCAATAAATTTTACTCTATCATTGATAGTTTCTGGATCCTCAGGTTTAAACTTTGTACCCTCTGGATGTTCAAAATAAAAATTCAAATCTACATCACAAGTATTCTTTTGAGCTACATTGTGAGCATAGCAAATAGGAGAAACAATATCTCCATATCCTATTTTACCTTTCCAGTCTATTTCTACTTTAAGAGTCATTCTGTGCTTTCATCCAAGTCACTAATACTTTTCTATTACCTCTTTCTACATTAGTAACAGCGTGTAATATATCATGATCATACCATACTGTCTCACCTATATCAACATTTATTTTGTGAAATCTACCAGATTCTCGGTCTTCAAGCACCAAAGTGTCGCCTCCCAACAGGTCTTCACTTTGTTCTATAATTGTTACGCCAGTAAAAGATACAGCATCATCATCGCTGTGCATCTTCGTCCAACTACCCTCAACATAGTTTAAAAAATAATGTTTATCGCATACAGCACCAGTGTGTTCATTTAATATTGATAGCATGTTCATATAAACGCCATCCGATGTTGGTGCATGTTGCTTCCATGCTTTTCTTATATTGTAATCTTGTTCTTTGAATTCTGTTCTTTCTGTATTTTCATATAATTCATAACATCTTCTTAACGTGTTGATGTTATCATCACTGAAAGGTTTTGTGACTTTGTATATATCTATTGACTCTCTAAATTTATTTTTCATCTGTAGGCAAATACCTCTCGTCTGTTTTATATCTTCTGTCTACTGTATTGCTAACTACATCTCCAAAATGTATCTTAACAAATTTGTTTCCATACATCTCTTGTTGTTTGCTTATTTTTTCCAACCACCATTCTCTTGATTTAATTGTTTCGTGGGCATTGTATGTTATACCTTCATACTCAACACCTTTATTACTTAAGTCTGTATCTACGTTTATAAAAATAGCGCCTTTTGAATATAACCAAAGATCAGCTAATACTAAATCTAATGCATCACCTTCAGGTACATGCTCCAGAACATCGCAACATATAACAAGATCATATTCACGATCACGAGGTGGCTTCTCTGAGAACTCTGGAACGTAAGGATCATAAAGACGTGCTCCTATCTGTTCAGAATTATAAGCACTTGTTATAGCAAGTTTCATATTTCCTTTCTTCCAGGCATATGCTTTGCCGCAACCGTAGTCTAAAATGGATTGTACATTTGAATTTCTTACAAGCTCAATTAGTTCTGGAAGGAATCGGTATATAGACCACCCCTTGAATAAACCCATCTCGTGCCAATGGATGTTTCTTTGATTTACGTCGTGTAAGTTTTTATTTGTTTTAATATCAGCCATAATTATATAGAGGGATTTTCTGTTCCCAGGTTGATCCCGAACCCGGCTTTGCCTAATTAGGCAGCAAGTGCAAAATTATCTTCTGCGTTTATATTTCTGTTCTCGCAATGCTTCCTCATGCCTGTCGAATCCCAAAACGCCCCCTTGATCATTTCCGGAAGGTCTGTGTGTGGTGGAGGCGACCGGATTTGAACCGGTGTCCAAACATATTCCACAAAGGTCAATGAACATTGTTATTTATTCTCCACAATTTAGAAGGTTTAGTCAACAGGGGGCTATAGGGATCCCGTAAACGGGCAAAGAGATTATCTACACAAAATGCAGTCTTGTCAACATTTATTTTTAAAAAAACAAAAAAAACCGGGGTCTCTGCAGAGAACCCCGGCCAGCCTTCCGGGCTGTTAACTTTTATGCCGCGTTGGCAAAGTCAAGCGCAGTCTCAAGAGCTTTTACTTTCTTAACTTTGTTAAGACCGTACCAAGCAGATGATAGTCTGCTATTCTGGCTCTTACCTAACTCGTGATCAGTTAGATATGTCACTGCGTTAAAAGCATTCCAGTATGTACCTTTTGCAAGGTTAGCACCTGGTTGAGTATCAATGATCTCTAATGCTCTCTTTGCATTTGCGCTAGCATCTTTATCAAAGTTATCAGCTACAACGGCAGCTGGCATCTTTGAATTGTGCTTTGGAAACACAGTTGCAAAGTATTGCTTAAGATCAATCACGTTATACTTCGAAGAAGCTAGGTACTCAGACATTTCTTTGTATTGTCCCATCTTCTCATTAGCGAGACCGATCAATGCTTTAGCTTCGTCAGCATCGAATTTCTTCTTATGTGTCATTGACACTTGATATTCAGACTTCTGACCTAAAGCTAGAGTTAGTGTGTTATTACATACTACTCTAATTGGAGTAAATCTAATGTCTACTGCCCTTCCATACATATGAGGGTTAGTAAATAAGAGATAACTCTCTACATCATCTTTACCATTTATGGAAAACCCGTCTTTGACTTTTGCAAGAGCAAAAACACGTCTACCATTATCAAGTGATCCAGCAGTTTCCATAGTCATATCGCCTGCTTTGATAAAGTCATCAAAGAAACTAAATGCTTCAGAATTTTGTACTGGTTCCCATCCTTTCTTAACCATGTCAAGAGGATGACCATCACTTTCACGAATCAACATATCATGACCAGAATAAATCTGCTCATCATTGAATGTTGCGAATGCTGGAACTTTCCTTACGGTCCAATCCAGTCCTGCTTCTTTTTGTATTTCTTGAGGTGTTAAGCTGTCTTCAACTTTTACACCTAGGCCGTGCCAGGGAAGCTCACCTGCATATGCCATCGTTTCAACCATTGCGCTCATAATATACTCCTATATAAAAACAATAATTACAGAGATCCAGAATATCAACATGATAACTAGACCCACACCAATCAAGTACATGACTGCTGATAAAGCATGCCATATACCACCCAAAAGCCATAAAGCTGGTGCAAAAATTAATTTTAGCAATCCAAACATCTTAGCTTACTCTTTCTCCGTTTAAGAATATTCCTTCTACGAAGAATTGTTCCATTACATCAGCTTGAACAGCTTCTCTATGAACAAGAGAATCAAAAGCCATCTCTTCACAGATTGCTTTCTTAACTCCTATTTCATCAGCTGTAAATAACTGAAACTCTTTTGAATTTAATGCTACAACTTCCGGAATGCAAGTTGCAATATGTTCTAGATGTAACGCTGCACCTTTCTCAGGTATCATCGCCATAGCTAGTTCTTTACTTCTTTTTGATTTTGACATTTTCACTCCTTTTGTCTTCATTATGTAAACCATTATCGCCTAGATCTGACTTAAGGTCAACATCTTTTTTATTTTTTTTAGAAAAAATCTTATCCCAATTGTCTGCTATTTTAGTAGAGTCTTCAGGACGTCTTTTAGATCCTTTACTCAAAGCTGATCTCCATTTGCTTAGGTTCTAATGACTTAAGATATTCATAAGTCATTTCCTTTACAGCCATAAACTCATCTGGCCAAACGTGTCTCCACTCAGTGAAGTATCCAGATAATCCAATTGATGAATCATCTCCACCTCTATGCTCATCCCATATCTCAAGATTGATATTATCAAAGTCATTTATTCTTACAAACATTACAGGATAATTCTCAGCCCAGTCTTCACTATTAGCTCTTTCTTCGTTAATAGTAAAAGGTCTAAACATAATACCTTCTTCAGATAGGTCTGTTATCGTTCCATGATATCTTTTACCATCAAGTACAAATTCTGCTCCGTCATACTTACGGACACTCCAATCGTTAAATCTTTCTACAAATTTCATTAATGAAACTCCTTAGCAACGCCATCTACAAATAACCAATCAATGTGAACTTGACCTCTAGGATCCATATCACCGATCATATCACAAAATTTATCCCAAGCACTAACATCGTGGGAAACCATCAGTTTAATAATATCAGGATTATCACCAACATTAACTGAAACAATTGATGAACCATCTACACGTCTCCCAACAAAACCATTGTTAGGCTTTCTAAAATCAGATAACTGATCTAAATCGACTTTTCCTTTTTTATTTAACATACATATATTATCGGCGAAGTCACATCTAAGGTCAACGGCAAAATGAAAAAAAACATAGATATTTTGGCCTGTGCATAAAATGCGGGCTGTTGATCTTACTAGACAAAGCTGAGATAATGTAATAACTTCGGAGGAGTAGTGAATGAAGAAACGTAAAGAAATGACAGATGAGCAAAAAGCTGCGTTAGTCGAAAGATTAGCGAAAGCTCGAGCTGCGAAAGGTACGCCACAATATAAAGGAGTGCACCAATCTGTTCTTGATTTGCCAGAAGAGGATCCTCATAGTTATAAAAGCATTAAGCGATGGATTAAAACTAATAAGGACCTCGCTTCGTCTTTGTCGAGAGACTTTAGATTCAATAAAACCAAAGGTGCATTAGCTAAAAGTGAAATGCATAAAGGTTATGTACGCCATCTTGAATATTATTTAAAGCATGGTGATTGGATCTCTAACTGGGATGGAGAATACATGGAAGGAAGAACTAAATGGAAATGCGTTGCAATGGCATATCACCCATCAGGTAGACCTAAAAGGAGTATCGGTGTTTGGTATCCAGACTATATGTGCGAGTGGACTAAAGAGCTCGATATTGAAGAAAGAAAGATGTGGGGTGAGTACGAGGAACCAAAAAAGACTCGTAGGAGCAAGAAAAAAAGATAAATAGCTATACAGATGGCTAATAACATAGTAAAATTCCCAGGGGAATGGAAAGGTGAATTGCCTCCACCTAATTATAATGAGTTGATGGAGGAGAGGCAAGCAAACCTAGAAACATATTGTGTAGAACAAGGTGTAAATCTAAGTTATGATTTATTCTATGAACTTCAACAGCTTGGTTTCAATCTTCAAAAGGATAAAGAAATCAAAAAAGACATGCTTCTTGTTCAAGAGGCCATCAAAGCTATAATGTATAGGACATATGGATTAGAACATCCTTTACATAAAATATCACAGGAAATAGTAAATGAGGAAGATGCAAAAAACTTTGCAGCTCCTCTATATGAATAAAATGTTGACCTAACCTTCCAAAGGTAGGAAAGTAATGTAATGATATTAGTTGACTTGAATCAAGTTATGATCTCGAGCTTTATGGCTCAAGTCGGATCATACGGAACAACAGAACCTAGCGAAGACCTATTCAGACATATGGTACTGAATGCTTTACGTGGATATAGAAAAAAGTTCTATTCTGAATATGGTGAACTTGTTATCTGTAATGATGATAAGAACTATTGGAGAAAAGATATATACCCATACTACAAAGCTCATCGTAAAGGTATGAGGGATGAAAGTGATCTTGATTGGAATGCTGTATTTAATTGTTTAAATAATGTAAGAGATGAATTACAAGAATTCTTTCCATATAAATTTATAAGAGTAGAGAGAGCTGAAGCTGATGATGCTATTGGCACTCTATGTCATGAGTTTGGTGCTCAGCTTGGAAATGGTGATGAAAAGATATTGATTGTAAGTGGTGATAAAGATTTCATACAACTTCAAAAGTTTTCAAATGTCCAACAATATGATCCTATAAGAAAGAGATGGATAAAACATAAAGATCCTGAAAGATTCTTAAAAGAACATATTATGAAAGGTGATAGAGGTGACGGTATTCCTAACTTCTTATCTTCTGATGATACTTTTGTCACACCAAACAAAAGGCAAAAACCTTTGAGACAAAAAGTTATAGATACGATACTCGGTCAAGTTTCTATTTGTGAGAACATGAATAAAACTCAACTTCTTGGTTGGCAAAGAAACAAAGCTCTTGTTGACCTTAATGAGGTACCAGAGTATATTAGAACTGAAGTATTAGAGCAATATCAATCTTCTGGTAATGGAAGAGAACATTTGTTTAACTACTTCGTAAGTAATAGACTAACACAATTAGTCGAAAATATAGGTGATTTTTAATGAAACTAGGTATTGCAGAAATATTAGATTTAGTTAAGAAGGAAAAAGCTCAAGCAAATAAAGTAAAGATTTTGCAAGAGCATGATCATCCTGTGTTAAGAAATCTTTTGAAGATAACTTATCACCAGGATTCCGAATGGTTATTACCAAAAACTAATCCTCCTTATAAGGCATGTGATAAAAGCATGGACCTTCAAGGTAGATTATTACAAGAGAATAGAAGAATGTATTTATTCTTAAGAGGTGGCAATGACAATCTAACTGATCTAAGAAGAGAAACTCTATTTATTCAGATACTTGAATCTGTAGATCCAGATGATGCTAAACTTCTTTGTGAAATGAAAAATAAAAAGATCAAAGGTGTTTCAGCTAACGTAGTTAGTCAAGCATATCCAGGACTATTAGATGCCAACGTATAGATTTTTAGATACAGAAACTGATACAGAATTTGACCTGTTCCTTTCTATTAAGGAACGGGATGAATTCCTTAAAGCTAATAAAAACTTAAAAGGAGTTATAACTGCTCCTAATATTATAAGTGGTTCTGGTGGCATTAAGAATGATGAAGGATGGAATGAAGTATTACAAAAAGTTTCTGAAGCACACCCAGAAAGTCCTTTGGCGAGTAAGCATATAAGAAAGTCTTCCAAAGAAGTTGCTACAGCTGCTGCTGTAAACAAATGGAGAAAGAAAGCAGGTTTACAAGAAAGATGAGTTTTGAATTAGATATCCCAAACATACCTCAACTAGAAAGAGAAACTATTGATGGTGTAAGACATTATGTCACTCCAGAAGGTAAAAAGTATCCTTCTGTCACTACTGTCACTAAAATTCTTAATGCTAAAGCTATTGCTGAATGGAGAAAGCGTGTAGGTGAAAAGGAAGCTACAAGAGTTTCTACTAAAGCATCTACAAGAGGTACTAGGATCCATAAAGCATTAGAAAAGTTATGTCTTAATGAAGAATATACTGGAGAAATGAATCTTACAGAAACATTAATGTATAAATCTGCTCAAGGCTTATTAGAAAAGAACTTAGGTGTTGTTAGAGGAGTAGAAACATTTCTGTATAGTGACTATCTAAGAGTTGGTGGCCAAGTAGATTTAGTTGGTCAATGGGATGGCAAATATTCTATTATTGATTTTAAGACAGCAGCTAAACCTAAAAAAGAACATTATATTCATAACTATTTTATGCAAGGAGCTGCATATGCTGTTATGTGGGAAGAAAGAACAAAGCAACCAATCAATCAGATAGTAATCTTAGTAGCAGTACAAGATGAACCACCTCAAGTCTTTATTCAAAAGAGAGATGATTGGATCCATCAATTTATTAATCTAAGAGAAGATTACGATAAGTCACTTTAATTACAAACTCGATATCCATCTACATGAAAATTATTACACTGTCTCGGTGTAGTTTCATATAGATACCAATTTCTGATTACAACGGCTGTAAGAATAGAATTCATTAATACCAGTTGGTGAGTATCAACATTTTGTGCAACAAACGGAACAGTCAAACCTTTATGTAAAACAAACTCAGCTGGAGATGGTCTATCGGGTAATAAGAAATTACCTTCTGTTATGTTAGGATGGTTATTAATAAAATAATATGATCCAGCCATATCTAAAAAATTTATTAGATAAAAATATTTTAGTTGATCTTCAGTTGGTTCATTATGTATTGGTATAAATCGTAACCTCTTCGGTTTTTCCTTTAACTTTAATCCTATCGACTTCTGTAAATGTTCCTGTTGTACTTGCTTCACGAGTGAATTCCGATAACAGCAAGTCCACCCCATCATAATTTCTTGTTTGGCTTTCGAGTCTAGCAGCGAGGTTGACGGCATCTCCAATGACGGTATAGTCAAATCTAACTTCGGATCCCATGTTTCCGCAGATAACTGTGCCGGTGTTAACACCAATACCAACGTTAATAGGAGGAAGCCCAAGCGGTTTAAGTTCTTCATTTAATTGTTTAGTTGCCTCAATTATTTCTATAGATGTCTTGACTGCCATGTCTGCATGGTTTTTGCATGGTAGTGGAGCATTCCAGAAAGCCATGATACAATCGCCCATGTACTTGTCTACTGTTCCATTATTATTTAGAATTATCTTAGTCTGAACATCAAGGAATTTGTTTATTAAATCAACTAATCCCTCAGGGTCATCGTTGTTCTTATAATGCTCACTTATGGGAGTGAAGCCACATATGTCCATAAACATAAAGCTCATCTCTTTTCTTTCGCCACCTAGCTTCAACAATGATGGATCGTCTTGAAGTTGTTGAACCATGTCTGGTGATAAATACGTTCCGAATTGTTTTTTTATTTGCTCTTTAAGTTTAAATGTAGTATAATACTTGTTGAAACTACTATGAGCAAACACCACAAAGGCAGCTAGTGAAGGATAGACGACGTCGATTAAGAAGAGCTTCGAGATCCAGAAGGAGTATCCTCCATACAAAACAGCGCCGATTAGACCAAGCGAACCTATCCCCGAAAGAGCTGTGGGAAGTCTGTAGACCATTACAAGGATACTTAGACTCAGTATCAGAACAAGAGCAAGCTCGCCTATTGAAGCTAGCGCGGGCCTCGTTATTGAAACGTCTGAGATCACAGTGTGGAGGAGATTGCTTTGAACTTCGTGAGGATACATTGCACCCATTGGGGTTGGTACTGGATTAGATATACCTTCTGCTGTCACTCCCCACACTAATGTTTTGCCTGTAGGATCCTTTAGAGGTAAGTCAGCTGCAGATATACTTTCAAACTTATTCCAATATGAAACATTAATATCTCCATTTGGCATTGTATTGAGCGGAGGAAGTTTTCCAATTCGTACCCATTCTATTCCAGCCTCACTTACTTTCATCTGATATCCTTTGAAACCTTGAAACGCTCTAAGCGTTTCTAAGGCGATTGATGGATACAATTGATCATTTGCACTAACGACCATCGGAACGGCCCTTACAACGCCGTCTACGGAAGGACTAGACGCTGTTACGCCCACGCCATATGCTGATTCTTCTAAAGGTTTATGTGGACTAAGTATTCCTGGATATCTGTATATCCAATTTTCGGATCCTTTACCAAGAATTGATGTTCCTACATATGGAGCATTACCTTTATTAAGTTGAGTTGTTGGTGCAGCTGATAAAATTGTTAGTCTTTGTGACAACGCTTTAGCGAATATATCATCACCATTAAATCTATCTTTCTCAGAAAATAAATTTGTATAGATGCTTGCGTTTTCTGGATCCGTATAATTAATTAACAAATCAGCATACACATCTCTTGGCCAAGGATACTGACCATACTTTTCTATTGATCTTTCATCTATGTTTACTAATACAAGATAATCTACTTCAACAGGATCTTGTTGCTTTTGTAGCCAATCAAAATAACTTAATCTAATAGATTCAACTGGAAACGGATCAGATACTCGTAAACCAAAGAGCAATAATATTGTGAATAAGACGGTCCACCATTTGTACATTATGAGAATTTCTTTTGAATATATTTAAAGATTGCATATAATGATAAACCATAGAACCCTAATACTGCCATAGGGATTGATATGTATGCAAGTTCCCACGGAGATAAGAATAACAATTCCCAAGTAAAGTCAGATATTGCTTGAGCATCACCTACTTCTGGAACTGGTAAACCACCAACCTCATCAATGATTCCTGCTTCATAATCTACTACAAACTGAAGCCATTCTTCTTCTGTCATACAGATTGCAAATTCTTCAGGGCATGTTCCCTCTATATGTATTTTAACATCGCTCATTTAATTACCTTGTGTGACATTAACTGTACATCCACCAGCTGTGTAGCAGTAATTAGTTATACTATAGGATCTACTTTGATTGCTTGTCTGCCATACGCTGATGTCAGTAGGTTCTGTTCCTCTTAATATAACGCTCATGTAATGGTCGCCATTGTTATATTGTCTAAGATCCACATCGTTGTAGTCATTGTAGATATCTAAATTGATGTATTGACTTCCACCTTGCTTTTGTTCTGTATAGATATCATTATTGTCTCCTTCAAGATGCAACCAATATTCATGTCCTGAAGAATTACTATTTGTTCTTTGTGTCATCAGAACTTCATTATTATCACCGGTAATGTTTATGTGAGCAAACGTATCACCATACTCTTG